ATTAAGTATTCTACACAGGTAGAATATGAAAGACTATACATATTTCTTTGAGATAAAGAACTTATTAACCCAATTTGTAGCTGCGTTTGACGAGACTACAATAAAGCGGTATAATAAGGATAGAGTACCTGAAGAGGTAATAGAGGTAAGATACGTACTCGCACCTAAGCAGCGAGTAATATATGATATAGTTAACAAAGCTCAGAACTTAACTCTGCCTGTTATTGCAGTTAATGTAACGAATGTAACTAGGGATAACGAAAGAGTCTTTAACAAGATTAATAACATACATAATTTTGTTACAGAAAAAGATAGTAGAACGGTAAGAATGCCGGTACCTATTAATATTACTGTTAGTATGTCTATATTAACCAGATATATGGATGATATGGATCAAATACTTTCAAACTTTATACCTTTTAATAATCCATATATTATTCTTTCTTGGAAAGAACCAACAGGTATAGGTAACGATGTTTTTGAGATTAGATCTGAAGTACTATGGGATGGTACTATCTCACTAACCTCACCTACTGATACATCTTATTCTGATAAGTTTAGAGTCATAGCGGATACAACCTTTACCATTAAAGGTTGGCTGTTCAAAGATAAGAATGAAATAGCAACCCCTATCTATTTTATAGATGCAAATTTCAGTATACCAAGCAAGAACGCTAATTTAGAAATATATAGCGATACTGATTTAGATTCGCTTTCTGCTACTGAGTTAGAAACTATATCTTTATCCGCTTACCCAGCCATTACTAATCTATGGCATAACTATCAGTCTAACCTACAACCTGTATATACTAACCTATCTCTTAATGGTGCGTTAACTGCTAATAATAATTTTATTATATACGGTTATAATTTCGATTATACAACAGCTATTGCGCTAAGTTCAAATAATAATACGCTTTATAATAATCTAACATCATTCAGCACCGCAAGAATGAGTACAGTATCAGGATTTAAGCTCAGCAGTTACGAAATATTAAGTCAAAACATTTTAAGTGTAACTATACCGTATACTCTCAATACAGGTCTTGTTGATGTTATGATAATAAATCCTGCAGGATATGCTTCAACTTCATCTATTAGTGGAGTTGATATATTACTGAATTGATAATGCAAAATAAGTAATAAATATAAACAATGTCCGATCTCTCAACATCGCCTAATAATAACAGATCATATGTTTCCGATGACGGAAGGTCTTCAACGTTCGGTAGGAACTTAGTTAATTATATACAGAATAAACTACCATACGTTAACGCTCGTCAAGAGAATGATCAGCTTAATACAAAATACAAATATTTCCGTAAAGCAGGAATTAGCAAAGCAGAAGCTCTCGCGAGAAACTCTATTTCATCATCTAACGAATTCAATAATCTACCAATTGGTGACATTGGTAAAGATACGTCGTTTGGTGATGTCATGTATGCTAACATACAGCAGGATAAAGGAGGTAGACTTAGAGACTATAGGGTAATGTCTGCCTACTCTGAAGTTGCAGATGCATTAGATGAATTATGCGATGAGACTATTAACGAAGATGATAATAAAAATATTGTTAACATATCGTTTAAAAATGTAGATCTAACTTTAAGAGATCGTGAAACAGTTGAAACGGAATTTCAGAAATATATTGAGTTTTTTGATTTTAAAAATAGAGGATGGCAGTATTTTAGACAGTTACTCATCGAAGGCGAGGTATTCTTTGAATTGATTATACACGAAGATTACACTAATGAAGGTGTTCTTGGTGTAATTAACCTTCCTTCTGAATTAATCGATCCTGTTTATAATAATATACAGAATATGATTGTAAAAGGTTTTATATACCGTAAGCCGATATATAATCCTAATAATCCGAATAAACTTGAAAAAATGGAGTTTATACCAATGGAGGAGAATCAGATTGTTTATATTGACTCTGGTGTATACAACGAATCAAAAACCTTTGTTATACCGTTCTTAGAAAATGCACGTAGACCTTATCGTCAGTTAAGCTTAATTGAAGATTCCATTGTTATCTATCGCTTAGTTAGAGCGCCAGAACGTCTTGTCTTTAACGTAGATGTAGGTAATATGTCTCCACCGAAAGCCGAGTCATACTTAAAGAAACTTATACAGCAGTACTGGTCACGAAAGACTTTTGACTTAGATCAAAACGATGTTGTTAAAAAGTTCAATCCACAATCTATGCTTGATGCTTTTTGGTTTGCTAAAAGGCAAGGGTCAGAAGGTACAAGTGTAACTCCATTACCTGGTGGTAGTAACCTAGGTGAATTGCAAGACTTGATGTACTTCATTAAGAAGCTATATCGCTCTCTCAAAGTACCTGCATCACGTTTAGATCCGCAAGATGCTGTCAAGGATGGAGCTGAAATATTAAGAGAGGAACTAAAATTTGCAAAAGTTGTTATACGGTTACAACAGCATTTTGCAGCTGGTCTTAAAAAAGGATTTATAACTCATCTTAAGCTTAAAGGTCTCTGGGATAAGTTTGATTTAACCACTAATAACATTGAATTATCTTTTAATGTACCTACTAACTTCTTTGAGATGAGAGAAAATCAAAGATTAGAAGGTAGAGTTGGTAACTTTAATCAGCTGGCTTCAAGTGAATATATATCTAATACTTTTGCACAGAAAAAATATCTAGGCTGGAAGGATAAAGATATTCTAGCTAATAGAGAGTTCTTACGTAAAGATGCAGAATTACAGTGGGAGATAGCTCAAATAACTAACAGCGGACCAAACTGGATGGAAAATGTAGTTGTAGATGGTGCAGGAGAAGCAGGAGGTGATGCAACAGGTCTCGGCGCGCCACCATCAGGAGGTGGAGGTGATATACCTTCCTTCGGTGGAGGGCCGGCTACTACCGATACTGGTGGTGCAGAACCACCTCCGGCTGGAGGAGAAGAAGCCTCTACACCACCAGCACCAGCAGCATAACTGACTAAATAACAATATGCCTGCTGCTTGTGAAGTAACACCAATCTCTGCCTTTTTATCTACTAACCTTAATAGTAAGATTGAATGCTATGAAAGATTAGGTGACGGAATAAAAAGATCTTTAGGTTACCCTCTTATATCTTTAGAGATACATCAAGATCAACTATTTGAGAATATTCAAATAGGGATAGAGATGTTTTCAAAGTTTGCCGGATATACTCGTGAATATCTTATATTTGATTCTAATCTTTATGAGAGGAACAAAGGTATTAGATTAGATTACTTGTTTACTATAGCTAATACGGAAAGAACACCTGCTCAAAAAGTATCTAATAGTCCAGCTGTACCAGACCCTAACTATAGTATATCAACACCTAACTCAGTCTTTATAGCAACATCTGCTGTAGCTAGTACAGTCTTTAGTTCATCATCCTCTCTGTCCTCTTTATTCTCAGCTGGTATTGATCAGTTTGATATATTAGATCAAACACTATATAGCAGCCTTACTAGCTTCTCACGAAGCCTAACAGCTGCATTTACAACATCACCAAGAAAGACTATAACCTTAGCATGTGAACCAACAACTGCAGTTACTTATAGTAATGCTTTTGACTACGATATAATGGACTATCGTAAAGTGATAGATGTAGTAGATTTCGAAGAAGGCTCTACAACTGGTATTAACACATTATTTACTTTAGAGCAAACCTTAGCTCAGCAGACGTACTTTAGTTACGCTTTAGGTAATTATGGTTTTGATTTACTATCATGGTATGCTCTAAAAGAGTTTATGGATACTCGTGAGAAGTTACTAGCTACTACTAGAGACTTAAAGTTTGATCCAAGAACGCAGTATCTAACAATGTATCCTCAACCTAACACTAATCGATTCTATGGAGTTATATCATGTTATGTAGAGAGACCTATTAGAGACTTAGTCAAAGAGCATTGGGTATATCAATACGCTCTAGCTCTTTGTAAAATTACAATTGGCAGAGTAAGAAGTAAATTCGGAAGTGTTAGTCTCCTTGGTGGTGGGTCTTTAAACTATGATCTATTGCAAGAAGGTCTTTCAGAGAAAAAAGAATTAGAAGCACTACTCTACTCTGGTGCTACTCCTGGACTTTCTGATTCTGAGCCCGCTATGTTCTTCGTAGGTTAATTATGAGTTCTAAATATAAACAAGGTACATATAGACCAAGGAATCCTGATAAGTTTATAGGTTCAACAGCTACCTATAGATCAGGATTAGAATTAAAATTTTTTAGATTCTGCGACTATAATCCTAATATAGTAAAATGGTCAAGTGAGTCAGTGGTTGTACCTTACATTTCACCAATTGATGGCAAGGTACACAGATACTTTGTAGATAACTATGTAGTTATTAAAGAAGGTAACATTCTAAAAAAGTATCTAGTAGAGATTAAACCTTATAAACAAACGCTACCTCCTCAGACCAAATACAGAAAAAGAGAGCATTTATTATACGAGCAGAACATGTGGATTGTAAATCAAGCTAAATGGACTAGTGCACAAGAATATTGCAAGAAGAAAGGGTTAAACTTCTTGATAATAACTGAGAAAGAATTAATTAATAGGAAATAGTTAACATGAGCATAAATAAATCTATATGTCATTAAAGCTTAATCTTCTAATTGGTCAAACTGCTCATGAGGATACCTTTGAGTATATCGTAGAAGAAACTAATCGAAATACCCCGTCTAACCTTTACATTAAAGGTCCATACATGATGGCTGAAAGTATTAATAAAAATAAACGTAT